CTTTTTTCTTGCCAAAAATTCTATCCCAACCTTCTCCGAACTGATCGCTATTTGGTTTGGACTGTATCCAATCTCCTGTTACATCATTCTGCGCAGTCTTTTTCATTAACATTCTCCATAACTATCGCCATAATTAGCTTCACATGCCACAGGTAGTCCGGTTGCCCAATGAGGAGGCGTAGACATAACGTCCGTGATATAGAGGAGAGAGGTCTCTACATCAGCGCTTGGTACAACACAGACTACTGCGTCATGAACGGTTAAAACAGGTCTATATTTGTTATTAATCTCTAGCATCTGTTGACCCACAATGATACGGGCTAATGCTTGAATTACATTCTCTACTACAGATCCACCCCAAATGCTATTTAAACCTTGTCTAGACTTGTAAACAAATTTAGACTTGGACTCTGAAGTATCCCATGTAAGACCTGGATACTGTATGTATAAACCGTTTGGTAATTGTATGCCTTTCGGTGTCACAAGTAAAGCTTTAGTAGGACCTAAATGATAGGGCTCTTTACCCTTTGGCCAGTTAGCTATATCTTGTAGTGCATTATCACATGCACCCCATAACTGAATAACCTTATCATTAACTTCTCGATACACACCTACAAGTCTCTTGCATTCTTGGTCATCGAACTCTACACCGGCTGCAAGCTTAAGTGTACTTTGTAGCTTAGCCCAACCTGTACCATAACCTAATCCTAAAATACAAGTCTTACCTACCGCACGTTCAGTCTTATCTTCTTTAGTAATGGTTCTACCATAAACTTTAGATGCAAACTCACAATAAACATCGCGACCCTCTGCATACCAACTTAATACATCGTTCTGTCCTGCTACCCATACTAATACGCGGGCTTCAATCTGAGATGAGTCACAGTTAATGACTTGGTATCCTTGAGGGGCTACGACTGCGTTTTTGAGTGCTTTCTTTTTCTTGTCTCGTGCTGGTAAGTTTTGGAAGTTAACCTTGTCTGACCCCGCCCATCGACCTGTATGAGCACCATAGTATTTAAGTGGGATAGGTAGTTTACCTTTATTTCTGCTACCAATACCAAGGAACCTTTCAATACGAGATTCTTCTATGGTACTTTTAGTACCCAACCTCACGCGACAAAGTTCTTGAATGAATGGATCTTCGTGGTCGCATAAATCTAAAAAGCCTTGGTCACCCTTCGCTAATGCAAATGTTTCTTTGCCTGTTGCTGGGCTTATCTTTGTAGGTACTTTAACTCCAAACTCTTGTAGTATCTCAGCGAACTGTTTATTACTTGCTAATTTACCTCGCACGCACTCTTCTGTATCGCATTCTAACTTAGCCATGAGTCCTTGTAACAACTGGGACTTTTCTTGTTGGACTTCTTCTAACCTAGCTTGTAAGAGGGCATCATCTAATTCAAGTGTAGGCTCGGTGTACATGCGCAAGGTCATGTCAATAAGTTTTATTTCTTCTTCCGGAAAGTTTGGTGCTAGGACTTCAAAGAGTTTATACGTGAGCTCAACGTCGTTCTTGCAATACTCACCATATTGTAATAGGTCTGACTCGGTAAAATGTTCTAGCCTTTTGCCTTTGGCTTGGATAACTTCGGTGCCTTTAGCGCCAAGAGAATATTTTTCAACGAGGAAAGCCAAGCTTCCACCCACGTCAACGCCGTTAATAGCACGAGCCATAGACAAAGTGTCAAGATATAAACTAGGAATAACACCATACCTAAAAGACAAAATGCCACCGTCGAACTGAGTGTTGTGACAGAGTAAGGCAGATTCTTTCCAATTGATCTTATCAAGCTCTTGTTTGACTTGGTCACCTGTGTACCAACACGCCTCACCTTCGTTGATTTTGATACCGACGCCGATGACTTGGAATCTTTCATCTCTTATATACTCCTCTGTGGTTAATCCTGAAAGTGAAAAACCTACATCGTAGTAGGTCTCAAAGTCTAACGTAATTAATTGCATTTAATCCTCTCTCTAATTTGGTGGGTTACTCGCGGTTAATATAAATGCAAAATACCATCACGAATTTAACATATAAAAAGTGCTTTCGCCCATAATCTTGCTATCTCATGCAAACGACAGATAGCGGTGCCGTATTGTGACGTGACTAAAAGGGAGGCTTTAGGTCACCCTACTTGCATTGTAGGAACTTGGTGGGCTACTCGCGGGTATCAAATTAAACAGAGTTTATAAAAGTGCTTTCGCCCATTAACTTTATAGTATCGATAATGCTATCAGAGCTAAAGCAAAAATACAAGCCATGATTCTCTGATTTCTTATTTCTATTTTGTCTATGTCATCTCGTTTATATTGTGCACCCCATGCCTCATAAGATGAACGTGGTGTAGGTTTATCAACGGAGTCAGGTTGAAAGAATCTCCATCCTTTCTTTGCGTTCTTAGCAAATACTTTCATTTGCCATGCTTCAAATTCTTTTATAGCTTGTCTTGCGGTTGGATCAAAATTATTTAAATTTGCGTTTTGCACAAAAGTTCTCCTCTGGTTTTTATTTTTTTGCGTATTTCTCAAATTCATTTCGGCATTCAATCGAACACCAACGTCTGTCATCTTTAACCGATTCTTCACACCATATACACTTCCCTGTTTGATTAGAAGGTTTTTTGATTTGTTCATAGGCATTCCTTATCCCAACATCAATTGCATGTTGCATTAAATCATTAGCTACATCTACTTCATCATTCATTTACGCCTTCTCGCCCCTCTTGAATTAATTTTTGCGGTCATGTAAGTAGGCACTTGAATTGCGTCTTTGTTTTTTAATTTATAGAATAAATGTTTAGTGATTCCAAAATAATCTAGCACATCTTGTCTCACCAACGGTTTCTTTTCTTCAAAATATTGGTTGATTTTTTTAGCAAGTTCTGCTTCTTCTGAAGTTAATTGTTTTTCTTGTTCTAACTTAATATGGTGCTGGACCGTATAATTTAGTAAATTCATCATAATCAAATTCTTTCACTATTTCCTTTGGTAGTTTAACTACTTTAACATCCGGATTGTTTTCTGTAAACCATTTAGCCTCCTTGACAGACCAACGATGTTTACGTATAACCTCACCTTCATCATCTACAACTGCGTAACTAAACGGTATCATTGGTATCTCGCATCGCCATCAATACTAAAATTAGGATTAGCTTCTATATTAAATCTTGGGTCTGCATCTATGTTAAATCTTGGATCTGCATTTGGATTAAATCTTGGATCTGCATTTAAATTAAATCTTGGATCTGCATCTATATTAAATCGAGAGTCGCCATATATGTTTCCTCCCTCCGAGTTAAGCCATCTACCCTTGTCATCTCTAAACATTCTTGGTTCTGATTGCGCATGAGTCGAACATAAAATCAATAACCCAGCTAATAACTTTTTCATTTTGTTTCCTCTTTTTGTTGTGTTTGTTCTGTAGGTTTAGTAGTTCCAAAATCTCGTTTGAGATCATCTTTATATACGCCTATCCATAACGCTACATACATTGCTGTTAGCCAACCTATCACGTCCATATTAAAAAGTCCTTTGCTCAAAACATTCAAGGTGTGACTTCACAAACATATTAGTTCTAACTTCTTCGTAGAGTTCACCTTGTATACATTTAAGATTCATCTTGTATTTCTTTTGTATATGGTTGTATGAACCTATTTCATACCCTGTAAGTAGTGCTATTACAACAATTATACTTATGATTAACTTATCCATTATCCTCTCCTATATTGTCTGTATATTCTACACATTTTATTGCCTTGTATCACGTTATATAAATTACATCTTACGGCGGGTTTATTGTGTGCTATGAGATATTGTTCTCCCACTACTTGCACTCCTGCCTGTGTAGCTACACTTGTAGCAACGGTTACACACCCGCTACTAAAGACCATTGTAAGCATCAACAAGACGTTTTGTAGCCTCACGATAACTTTTAACTCCTGTAATTTTTTCAGCATTAGCTTCGTCCTTGTATAAGGGCGTGATTGTTATGTAATGTTTCTTGGTAGGTAAGTCTCTAATCCAAGAAAGTTCTTTAGGGCGGAATTGTGTAATCGACGACCATACAAGATCACCATTGATATTAAATTCCTCTGTTGCCCATGCGTATGGTTGTTTAGGGATTTCTTGCATATTTACTTCCGCCTTGTTTATAAAATATTAAGTTTGACCATTTTACTACAGGTTGCAATCCTGTCCATGATCTCGGTTTCTTTATTGTTGTGTCATGAAAGTGAGTGGCTCCATAACTATAATCTACTTCTAATCTATGTAATACTTTGAATGCTATGTCTTTATATTCCTGTCGGATTACCGACGGCGGTTTAACTAGTCCATACCAACTAAACTGCGCAGGACGTTTCATTTCACTACATACATTCTTATGTTCAAACTCTGCCCTACGCATCAAAACGTAGCCCACTGCAATTTGTGCTTCGCGTGGTTGGTGAGCGGACTCCATGTAAATAGTTGTGGCTAAGCACATCAATGCTTGATCTAGCATATGACCTCCTTCTTCTTAGGGAACAGGTATCAGTTCTTTGTAGTAGATACTTCTTCGATAAGGCGATCGAGATACCACCTTGCTTTACGCAAGTCCTCGACTCCGTTTTTAAATTTCCATCGCCAGACGTATTTAATAATGTTGGCAGTGCATACCGCCTCAATACCTAATAGTCCTTTGGTGGCTTCTTTGATGGCTTCAATACATTCGATT